TATTCCATACAGTGCTCTTTGCTTGCCTAATGCTTTTGCAAGTTCTCTTCTTCTTTGATCTTTTCTTAAAGCATATGTTTCTGTTTCTTGTGAACTTTGAAAATTACTAAATGCCGCCTGTTGCTCTAAAATAGATTTTTGTATTTGCCCACTGTAAACTAAACCACTTGCACCAATAAGTGGGGCGGCAGTGTTTGCATATTTTAAACCTGTTTTTAATGCAGTCGATAAACTTCCTAATGTTGTGTTAGTGGAAAGTGCAGAACTTATTGTTGTGCCAGTTGTGAACGAGCCACTAAGTGCGGCACTTGCTGTTGAAGCACTTGTTGCTGTTGTTGCAGATGAAGCCGCAGCACCAGCCCCCAAACCACCAGTTGCTAATGCTAAACCGCCAATTGCTAAAATAGGTAATATATTACGAGGTGCACACATTAATTTTTATTCTCAACTATTAAAATTTTTTCTTTTCCTACAAAATAATGTTCAATAGGACTAAATTTTAAAATATTTAGCCAACCAACAGAACTTCTGTGACCCGACCAAACTTGCACTAGATGCTTCTTATCTTTGTGTTCTTTTTTCTTTTGTTGCACAAACTTCTTTGCTTCTCGTGTAATTCTAAACCAATGTTCGTTAACAAGTGGTGTAGCAATAAACCAGTACCAAACCTCATCGTTAACAACCTGTGTGCCAGCAACTAAAAACGGAATATTGTTTTCTGTGCCAGTTAAGCCGTCTTCTAAGTGAGAAAACATTGCAATTAGATTTTGCTTGTTGTGACCTGTAAGTCCCATTTCAATTTCATCTGCTTTGCGGCAGTTATTGATAACGTATGAAAAATGTGGAAAGTTCAGTTTGTGTCTAACTGGTCTTACCCACGTGCGTACTTGCCTGTCGAAAAGTTGCATTCTGTTGTTAAACTTAACAAAGTAAATGCCAGTGGTTCGTCAACTTGTATTGTTACTTGTGGTTGCGAAGTGTAGCCGTTAAGTCTTATCCTTTTTATACCTGTAAATTCTTCAATAGGTTGATCTAACAATCCACTTCCTAAAGTTCTAAATGAAACTGTTTTGTTGTCTACTTTTGCACTTTTGCTTTTATGCATTTGTAATTCAGCAAACAACTTTCTAACTTTTTCACCACTTACTAAACTGTTTCCTAAATTAAAAGTAATAGGCAACGTTTTTGCTGTTGAAGTGTAACCATATCCTATTTGTGTATTAGAACTAACCTCACTCAAAGTAAAATTGCCAGCCGCAGTTACAGTTATATCTGCGTGCGTGTTTCCATTAGCAATTACTTTTACAGTCTGTCCTTGTAATCCGTTTGCACCAGTGTAAGAACTTGAAGTGCTTGATGACGTGTGATGACAGTCTAAGTAAACATCATCAGTTGTTAATTTTTCTAAAAACAATCCGTTAGTTCTTTCAACTAAACAATATAAACTGTCGTCAACTTCAACTATTTGTTTGAAAGTTCCATTTGTTGTCCAACGTGTCCAACCAACAACTTCTCTTTCAACATTAATACCCATAACACACAAATCACCATCATTAACCACAACAACGTAGTTTGTGTTGGTGTCTTTGTAATTTTTTAAGTATTCAATCTGTGTTGCATTGGTCAGCATTGTGTGATGAACAAGTGAGTAGTTTTTTGCACTAAATGCATCAGTGTTAAAATTGTAAACAAAAGCCCGCAACTGTTTATTACTTTTGTCTACAAACATTGTTTCGTTATCAACTACTTTTGGCTCACTTGTGCCTGTGCTTATTCCGTATCTTGTTTGTTGTCTTATTAAAACGTTTGAAGGTGTTATTGGCTCACCCGACATATCAAACTCACCATCAGACGTAAAAATGAAAAGTGATTGTTGCGATATTAAATGTTTAATAATGTTTAGTTCGTCACTAGCAATTGTAAATGTAAAGCCAGCATCATCTGTAATTTCGCCAGTTGTTGAACTTCCACTTACAACTCTAGTTGTAGGTTTAAAATTAAAGAAGTCGCCCGACTGAGAAGCAAAAATTGTTTGTGGCTTATCTCTGCTTCCACCAAACACTAATCTGTTTTGATGAAAAGTTAATGAACGTGGATACCCGCCACCACGTGTTGAATTTAAATTACTGAAAGCAGTTATTTCCCATTCGTTACCGCCAGCAGTCTGTGTGTCTGCAAGTTCTTCTTCAACAGTAGCTGTTGCCACTAAGTTAGTGCTGTCTATTGCTGTAATCTTACATAAACCAGCATTAAGTCTTACTCTCATATCAACGTGTCCGTTTGGATAACTTGCATTTACCCACGTGTAATTTCCGTTGCTAAGTGTTAATGAAATACTGCCAGTTTTTGCACTAGGTGTTAAATCAGTTGCAAAACTAAAATTTGCAAGTGGAAGAAAGTCAAAAGTTAAATTACCTATACTCCAATCAGTGTGTTGTGAACCTCTAACAAGTTGAATTGGATTGAAGTCTTTGTGTGTCATAATCATTACATCAAAAGTTTGTGCAAATCTTATTTCACTGATGTTGTCTGTTGTAATATCAAACACATTGCCATCAACACCATTAGTTAAAACAGCAACTCTGCTATCCAAATAATAAACGTGTATTTTTGCAGTTGAACTTATTGTGCTGTCTGCTGGCTCAAAAATTAAAACGTATTCTTGCCCTTCACCAAATTTAAAAGGAATAAGTCTGCTTTGTGAATGAAAAGAACCTGTTGTTATACTTGTACTTCCGTCTGCAAGTGTTGAACTATCTAAGTTACTTGATATAAATTTAAATCCTCTTCTTCTATCTAATCCGCCTTGTGGAAGTAATAAAAAGTTTTCACAAGTTTCTAATCCAGCACGATAGATACCTAATTCAGCTCTGCCTTTAATAAAACTGCCAACTTCACCTTGTGTGAAAGAAGTTTGTGTGTATCTTCTTATTGTCATTAATTTTGCTCGTGTCTAAATCTATCTGACTCACTGCCCATTAAATGTGCTTCAATTAAACGTCCAGCTGGAACAATATTTTGCGGTGGATTTTCTTGCCCGTCTGCAATTCTGCTTGCTCTTAACTTTTGTTGAAAATCGTTTGCTAGTCTATTTGTTAATGCACCATTACCAGTAATTGCTTCATTTATTTCAGTAGCAATTTTTGTTACTAATGCTTCAACAAAAAAAGACGGCATATTAGTTTCGTCCATATTTTGCACATACTCTAAAATAACAGTGTCTAATGATGAAAAAATCTTTTGTCCTTCTTTTCTATACGTGTAGTTAGGTAAGCCGTTTTGATCTATAACTGCTTTTATTCTTATTACATCGCCGGGTAGACTGTGTGCACTTGTAAATTTTTTGTCAGTTGGAGTTTCTGATAATTTGTTTAATTGTTGCTTATCAATCGCAAAGTTCCAAAAAGTGTAGTAGAGGAGTGATTTTTTGATTGTGTCGTACATTACAGAACAAACGTTGCTTTCGTGTGTTCCGTCTGAAAATGAAGTAATTGTGTCAGCACCAACTTTTGTTAATGCTTGTGAACAGATATCGAATTTTGTTAATGCCATTGTGTTAATCCTTTTTTAATATTTATTGATTTAAAAGAAGAAAGCCGACATCAAATCAATGACATCGGCTTTCAACTGAGCTTGGTATTAAGTTAGTGTTACTCCGTTACGTTAACTCTCGCAATTGCTGTTACATCAATAGCAGTTGAACCAGCTGAAAATTCCCCAGCAACTAAGTGAGAAACTTTTTGTGGTACGTAGTTAATCATTGCAGTTACATCTTTACCAACTGCAAGTCCTACCGCATTTTTTTGGAATGCATAACATTTTCTTACACCTGTTGAAGCTTCGTTCAATAGGTTAGAAATGATTATGTTGAATCCTAAAAAGTTAGGTATGAAACCAGTTGCTAATGCCGAGTTTGAAATCGGTCCATCAGCAGCAGTTGTTACACCACTGTCTGCTAACAAGTCAGTAAGAGCAGCTGGTGATATAACCATATATCTTTCAGCTGTGTCTGCTGATTGAGAGTTTAAACCTTCAGCAACTTCTAAAAATTTTGCTTTAGTTAAACCGCCACTTGCAGTTACAGTAGTTGTAGGTGAAGATGAATCTAAAGCATCAACGATTTCAGTGTCGTATGCACGTGAAAGAGCCGCCGCAATAGATTCCGCATATGCTTGTCTAAAGTCGAAGTTAACTTTGAACATATCAAAGTCATCAACGTATTCGCCAGCAACGTAGTTGTTAAGTGTAGCTGTCGCCACTGCGTGTGCCGCAGTTCCACCTGTGTATGTTGCTGAACCACCTAAAGATTTTGAAGAGTCAGACATTACTGTAATATCTTCAAATCTGTTTTTGTTTTTAATGTATCCACCTTTGCCTAGTGTATTAAATTTGTAAGTTGAACCTGTTACGTTTCTTACAGTTCTAATACTTCCAGCAAGTTTAGACATTTTTTGTTGGCTGAGATGTAAAACGTCATCTGCAAATTGTGTTACAAATGCGTTTGATACAGTTGAGCCAGCATCTGATAAAGCCATCTTTATCTCCTCTGTTTATAGTTTTTAATTAAAAATTATTTGCTGAATTGTGTTATTGTTTTTAGGCAGTAAAGTTATCTAAAA